GGCGGTGAAGGTCTTCCGGCCGGCTGTCACGGTCCCCTTGGCCACGCCATCATAGTAGAACGTGGTCCCGTCCACCCAGCACAGCTTGTCCCAGCAGAACAGACCGCCGGGGTCCTGCAGCGTCTTGTACAGCATCCGCCGCGACCTGGTCGCCAGCAGGGGAGAGTAGTCGCTGCACAGGTTTCGCATATCCCACAGCTCCCCGTCCTTGGCGCCCAGGTTGTGGTTCAGGCCGGCGAACTCGTCCTGTTTGGCGGTCTTGATCCCGTCGGCATAGGATACCTGCGGCAGTCTCACTTTCTGTCACCTCCTCGGAAGTCGATGAATCGGGATAGGACCTCCAGTGATTTTACGGAGATCGTGTCCGGCGCCGGCGCCCGCAGCTTCGTAAAACGGATCTCTGCCGGCGTCTCGGCAAGCTGTCGGTGCTGCTCCTCGTATTCTCCCCGCTCTCCGGGGGCGCGGAAGGTGAATCGCCCCTGGGCCACGCGGATGTTTCCGTCCTCGTCCTTGGCTGCGAACTTCTCCACCAGCTTCCGCTCCTCCGCCGCGAAGGTCTCCGCTTCCGCCGCCGTGGCCTGTTTGACCTTCATCAGGGCCAGAGCCAGGGAGTAGGGGACGGCCTGCCGCCCGACCTCCTCCGCCGCCAGGTTGGCCATGACGGCCTCCATCAGCGTTATTTTCATGTCTTACTCCTTCCCGGCCGACAGGGCCGCCACTTGTTCTTTCAGTTCTGCTATCTCCTCCGCCATCTGCTGGATTTTGGCAATCGCCATAATCTGAATCTCTCCATAGCGCAGGGTATAGAGGCCGTCCGGCCGTTCCTCGCCGGGCGGCTCTGTGCACAGGGCCGCGAAGTCGCTCTCCGGGATACCCTCGTCCGCCAGGGCCTCCTGCACCTCCTGGGCAATCAGGCCCAGGTGGCGGCGCTTGTGCCCCTCATAGACGAAAGTGCAGGGCTTCAGCCGGTCAAAGACGCCCAGGTATTTCTCCACATCGTACTGCTTCTCCGTCTTCAATCGCGCGTCGGATGTTGCGGCCGGCTCCCCGTTGATGAATACCGTGTCCCCGGTGATGGACACCTGCGTACTGGTGCACACCACCGTGGAGACGCCGTCATATCCCATCCGGGCGCCGTTGGTGGTGCAGATCACCACCGCCGCCTCGTTGCTGCTGGCAATGGCGATGCCCGCCGTGGAACTCCCCGAAGCCGTCATGCCGGACATGTATCCGATATAACCGCCCAGGGAGAACCCGCTGGCCGTCCGGTACACGTCCATCTGTCCGCCCAGGTGGATGATGTCCGCGAAGATGGTCCCCGTGGTGATGTTGTCGCCGTTGATGGTGGTGGCGCCGGAGGTCTCCAGATCCGCGAAGAGGACCATTCCGGTGAACGTCACCCGGGCGGAGTCGATCACGGCCCCGTTTGCGGACAGGTAGATGGTGGAGCTGCTCTCCCCATTGCTCACAGAAAGGGAGAAGCTGCCCACCGTCTGCTGCAGGCTGCTGATCTGCCCCGCCTGGTTGGCAACCGTGCTGGAAAGGCCGTCGGCCGTCACCTGCAGGGCCGCGATGTCTCCCTCGGCGTCTGTGATCTGCGCGGCCAGTCCCGTGGCTGTGGCCTGCAGGGTGGTGATGTTCCCCTCCGCGTCCTCCATCCGGGCAGACAGCCCCGCCGCCGTGATGGCAAGCTGGGTAATCCGTTCGTCGCTGTCCTCCAGATGGATGTAGATGGGCTCGGTGATGGCGTTCTCCCAGTCGTCCACCGCCGCCTCGTTCATGTTGGAGAGATCCAGGTTGTGCAGGGTGTACCGCAGCTGCTCCACCAGCATATACATGTAGTTTTGGATTGTGGTGACCTGCTCTTTCAGGTTCTCATCCCCGGTGAACGTGGGGAAGTTGCTGTCGATGTACAGCCAGTTGGATGGCACGTCGTCTCGCCTCCTGTAAGAAACGGGGCCGGCCGCACCGGCCGGCCCCTCGTCCGTTTATGTTGGATGGAATTTTTTGTGATACCGGTACAGCATGACGGCGAACTGTTTGCGGGTCATGCCCTGATCCAGCATCAGGTCCCCGGCGCTGTTGCCCAGCATAATGCCCTCACTGGTGATCCACTCCACCGCTTTTTCAGCCTCCGTCGGCTCTGCCGGCTCCGGTGCGTCCTCTTCCTCCCAGGCAATACCCAGGTAGTCCAGGATGCCGCGGGCCTCTGCCTCCGCCAATCTTTGCCGGTAGCTGCTGTTCCGCAGGTTTTTCACGTCGCCCTCGTTGGTGTGGAAGCCGTGCTCGATCAGCACCGCCGGCGCCACCGTCCCTTTCAGCACGTAGAGGGACGGGGCTTCCACGATGGGGGTGGACCGCACCGCGATCCCCGCTGCCCTCACCGCCTCCAGGATGCTCTGCGCCGCGGTATATCCGCCGCTGGTCTTGCTGAACACATAGGCGCTCCACCCGGAGGCGGAGGACCAGCCGCTGCCCGCCGCCGCATTGGAGTGCAGGCTCACAAACAGGTCCAGCCCCCGGATGTTGTTGGCGATCTTGCACCGCTGGGCCAGGCTCACCGCCTCGCCGCCGGTGCGGGTCATCGTCACGGCCACACCGTACCGCTCCAGGATGGCCTTGATCCGGTTCCCCATGTCCAGGGCGAACTCGTGCTCATAGTAGGTGCCGTCCGGGCTCTTGTTGGCCAGGTTGCTTGCGTCGTGGCCCGGGTCCAGGCAAACCGTCTTTTTCTCGCTCACAGGTGCTTCCTCCGTTTCTCCGTCGTCCAGGTACAGCAGGATCAGGTTCTGGCTGGGGTCCTTGCCCTGGATCAGGACGTTCTCGCTCTTCACATACAGATTGACCTTGCCTCCGCCGTCCATCATCACGGCGAATTGACAGCCCTGGCCCGCCATGTAGTCCCGCAGTTCCTCCGGCGTCATGGCTCCGCTGGAGCCGTCGGACGCCCCATAGGTGATCCAGGTATCCTTCGTCAGGCCCACGGCCACCCGGCCCCGCCGGCCGCCTACGTCGGCGTTGTAGGTCAGCTTCTGCTGGGGCCGTCCCGCCCGGACCAGCAGGCAGTTTGCCACATAGTTCCGGCAGTCGCTCTCCCCGCCGGGGGGGACCAGGACGGGGAGCATGTCGGCTCCCACGTCCCAGCCCAGGGCCCAGTAGCTGTACTGCTGATCCGCAAACAGGACGGTCCCGCCCGCCTTCACCGGGCACACCGGCGCCCATTCGGCAGGATTGTAAAACGCTCCTGTCATGGCAAGGTCCGGCTTCTCCCGCTCCACGATCTCCGAAAGGGACAGCTTCTCCGTGTTCTGGTAGACCACCGCCCGCAGGATCATCTTCAGCGGCGTCCTCTCAATATGGACCATATCAGCCCTCCACAATCTCCCAGTCGTCCGCCAGCATATCTGCCTGGGAGGCCAGCCAGCCCATCTGCACGCCGGAGGTGCCCACGAAGGCCAGCGCCTGGTTCCCAATGGCGTCGTGCTCCGCATTCACCACCGCGCCGGTGGGGCTTTTGTAACTGATGGCCTTTGCCAGCTCCACATACTGGCCTTTTCCGTTCCAGCCCTGCCTCCGTTTTCGCCTTCTTCACGCCATGTACCGCGGTCTGCAGCAGGAAGCCCAGCAGGAACCACACCTTGTCCTTGATCTTCCCCAGGCAGATTTCCCGGCCCAGCTTCTCGTCGTAGTTCTCCGCGCTGACGCAGGCAGAACTCTCCACAATCTCGAACCCGTTCCGCAGAAGGGCCCGGACCACTGTGGTCTTGTCTCCCATGGTCTGCGTCCAGGTCTCCAGGATGAAGTCATCCACCATCTGCTGACTGATGCTGGGAGCGTCTGTCCGCAGATCGGGGTTGACGGTCAGCGGCAGATAGGCCTGCTCGAACACATCCTTGGGGCTCCAGCTCTCGTATCCGTCCGGGTAATGGACCCGGTAGCCTTCCTCGCGGTTCATGCTTCTTGGGACCGGACCGCTCTCAGGATAAATCTCCCCATCGATCCGGAACGCCGGCTCCGCCTGGATGATCTTGGTCCCGATGTATGTCTTCATCAGTCTTCCTCCGTCAGCACATCGCTCCGCAGGCGGTACTTGCGCCCGGCGATGTAGACATAGGCGGCCTCATGTCCCATGTCCACGTCCACCGTGCGGCCGTTCACCACATGGACCTTTTCCAGGCTGCCCACGCCGTGGTCCAGAATGCCCCATCCGTTGGCCTCAGCAGGGGTCTCGCCCACACGGGTCTCCGCCAGCTCCTCCGGGGTAATCACATTCCGGTCAGGGTTCAGGCGCAGGGGAGAGCCCAATTCCTTCAGACCGTCGTTGGTCTCGTCCTTACCGGCCTCGCCCAGGGTGTACTTCTGCAGCACTTCTTCCACAGTCTTCATGTTCAAAATCTCCTTTTCAAAATTTAATATCAACCGCACAGCGGCTTGATGCCTATTCGTTTTTGGTGTTTTCGCTTTCCTTCGGATCGTCTCCGCCGCCCTCGCCGGCGATGCTCTCCCCGGCGGCGTCCACGGCATTTTTGCCGATCTCCAAAATGTTCCGCAGCCAGGAGGGGACAGGTGCCCCAAAGGTAACGGCGTGCTCCGCCAGGGAACCCAGCTCTCCGATGATGTACCAGACGATCACCAGCGGCCCTAGCAAAACAGAATATGTAAATGGCAGGGACACCGCCGGGATATGCCCCAGGATGCTCCCGATCAGCCAGTCCGCCACCAGGGCGATGCACACCACCAGGATCATCCCGCCTTTGTGCCAGGCGCCCTCCCGCATCTTGGCGCTGGACCAGCGCCCCTCCTTGGCTGCCGCCGCGCTGCCGATCAGCCAATCCGCCAGCATCAGCAGCACCCAGGCGATCACCAGCCACCCGAACCAGCCCCACAGGGCCGTCATGGTAGCCACCGCCGCCGCGATGGCGGCCTTTACCGTGGTCACAGTCGTTTCATTCATGGTCGTTCTCCTTTCGGTCAAATGTTTTCCTATATGCCCGCCGCGCAGCCTCCGGCAGAATCGCGGCGTAGATCATGGTGGTTTTGGGGTCCTCATGCCCCAGGAGCTGTTGAATCACCGGCAGCGCCATCCCGCCTTTCAGGGCCTGCGTGGCAAAGGTATGCCGCAGGATGTGGGGGTGGACCCGCCGTTCCAGCCCGGCCCGCTGCCCGATTCGTGCCAGGGCTTTCTCAATACCTCCCGGCGTCAAAGGGGGCCATGGCGCTCTGACCGCCGCGAAAAGCGCGTCTCCGCCCTCCCGCTGACTCAGGTATTCCCGCAGAAGCTGTCCAGCCCGGACGGAGAAGAACACCGTCCGCGCCTTCCGCCCCTTTCCCAGCACGCGTACACTCCTCTGCTTCCAATCCACCTGCTCCGCACGAATCCCTGCCGCCTCGCTCAACCGGCAGCCGCTGGAGGACAGGAATTCTACCAGCGCCTGGTCCCGGATGTTCCGGCAGCCCTTCCGCAGTTGGCTCAGTTCCGCCTCTGTCAGAGGGCGGCGAGCCGCCGTCCGGTCCACGCTCCGGCTCCTGATCCTCCGCATGGGGCTTTTCCCGATCACGTCCTCCAGCTCCAGCCATGCGAAAAAGCTCCGCAGCGTGTTGGCGTGGGTGACGATGCTCCCGTTCTTCAGCCCTCGCTCCGACAGTCCGGCCAGATACCGCCGGACATCGTCGGCGGTGATCTCCTCCGGCGGCCTGTCTACATTCCGCGCAAAAGACCGCAGCACAAGGCCATAGTCTTTCAGCGTTTTGGGGGACAGGCCGTCGATCCGCTTCGCCGCCAGGAATGACTCGATCCGCTCACGGAGCGCCAGGGCGCCGCCTGTCTCTGCCCAGGTAATCCGGTACGCCTCCAGGACTTGTCTGATCTCCGTCTCCATACCGGGGGCCAGTCCTACCAGCCTCCGCTCCAGCTCCGTCTTTGCGTCCATACGCAACACCTCCCGCACCAGTATAGCAGGAGGGTGTCTTAGTCTAATAAGGCGCCCGCGGGGTTTGGGCTGGGCGGACAATCCAAAGAACTTACCTCTGGTGATGACCTAAACACTATCTGGGAAAATGGCTGGTATCGGTGGGGATCAAGTAGTCCGCAAAATGCTCCTGACATGGCACCCGGAAACGGTGAGTCACGCTACATATTTGCGCGGGTTACAAATTATGATGCCCAAAATGTCCTACAGGAATATTGGTCACTTAACCAAGGCGCACAAAATCAAGCACGCCGCATCTGCAGGAATGGCGTTTGGGGGCCACTCGAATGGATCAATCCGCCCATGAAACTGGGTGTTGAGTACCGGACAGTCGAGAGCTACAACAACAAGCCTGTCTATGCAAAAGCAATCAGTTTCGGTCAGGCACCAAATGCCACATACAAAGACGTTTCTCATGGGATAGAGAGTTTCGGCCAGCTTGTCTCATACACAGGGATGATGGGGGGTGCCAATCTGATCGAAACGCCTGCGCTTGACAGTATTCAGATCAATGCCTCCAATATCCGGATCACGACAAATTCGGATGTATCCGCCAGTTATGTATATCTGGTTTTGCGTTACACAAAAACAACTGATTGAGGTGAACACCATGAAGATCCTGAAATACAAACTGGCTACGGAGACCAACCACGGAACCCCGGAGAAGCCGATGATGGAAACCGTACTCTCCGATGTCTCCATGCCTTACACCACGGAGACCGACTACCAGATGGCCTTGTCTGAGGCATGGCAGGGTGAGGTCACCGTGGAGGAGGGGCCGGAAACCGCGGACGAAATCCGGGCGCGGCGTGACCGGCTATTGGCGGCCACAGACTGGGCGGTGCTGCCGGATTCCCCGTTGGATGCTCAGTTGCTGGAGGAGGTCAAAACCTACCGGCAAGCCCTGCGGGATGTGCCCCAACAGGAGCATTTTCCAGGCGCGATTACTTGGCCGCGGATGCCGGAGCTTGCGAATCTGCCCTGATTTGTGCGGCTTCCTCGGCAGACAGCCGCCCGGCGGCTATCAGCTGATTCAGACGGCCATCATCCCAAAGGCGGGGATAGTAGGCCCTCGCCATATCATACACTGTCACAACGCCACCCCCTGCATGGCCGCCAAGAAATCCACATCTGCCCGCAGCTGCTCCTGGGCTGTGGGAGGCGGCGCGGGGGCTCCATCATCCTCCGCGGTGATCTGCCCTTGATACGCCTCCGCCTGGGCGATAGCGTAATTCGCTTCCGTGTAAGGCATCGTAACACCGGACAGCACCGTCTCGATATCCGGCTCCTCGGGAGTGCCGTGGTTGATCTCTGTTGCCAACCGGTATTTGATGATCTTCATGTGCCCTCCTTCCAGCATTTCAAGAATAGGGTGAAGTTTAATCCGACTGTACGGCCAGACCCGACCGAAATTGTGAACTTCCCATTCCCGTTTTGTGTAAACAGACCAAGATAGTTTGATGCGTCGAAAACAGATTCTCCAAAAAGCCCTGGAATTTGCGTTCCGTTGTCCAATACGCCATAGCAATCCAGCATCTTTACCTGTCCGCTGGTATCCGGGATTTGGACTTCTATTATCTTTGACGAGTTGTCCGGGAATGCCCCGCCGTTCACGGCCATCACAAACACAGGTTTGCCGTCGTATCGCTCAGTGGTGCGGTACTCGACACCGATTTTCATGGGCGGATTCTCCCATTCAAACGGCATCCACACTGCTGGACTCGACGACGATGGATAGCGTAGCTTGAACATCCGCCATCCGCATAGCCCCACGTCTGCACTGCCGATATTGGATAGGACCGCGTAGTTCGCATCGCCCTTGTATAAGAGCGATATCGTAGTACCTGCATTGCCGTACACTGCCGGCGGATAGGCCCGCACCAGTTTTGCGGTCTTGTCAGGCATCGCATCCAGTACAGCGTCTACCTTGGCGCAGTATGTCTCATAGGATTCCTCCGCGCTGGTGGTCGCAATTTCCTGTATCGCATCCCCGAAGCCAAACCCCGCGGGCGCCTTATTAGACAAAGCCGCCGCAACGGTCTCCGCCTCCGGCTCTCCGCTCACCGGGATCTGTGTGGCGTTGTAGTCCCCGGACTGGGGCATCACCGCACCGGTCCGGCTATTGAAGGAGGCCACACCGTTTTCTCCCGCCGGACCGGTGGGGCCTGTGGGACCAGCCGCTCCGGCGGGCCCCGTTGGTCCTGTCGGGCCTACCGCGCCGGCCTGTCCGCCGGG